CAGTAAAGTCAAATGCAATTGGTGCTACAATGACGAGAAGAGTAAAACGAATTGGTTGTTCTAATATTAAAGATATGATAGAACAAAAGAAAATAAATATAGTGGATGCTAATACAATTGTAGAAATGAGTACGTTTGTTGCGAAAGGGCAATCTTATGAAGCATCCTTAACTAATCACGATGATCTAATGATGAATTTAGTATTATTTGGTTGGTTTACAACAACAGACATCTTCTTAGGTATGACAGATATCGAAATGAAGAAGATGTTATATCATGAACAATTAAAAGCAATTCAAGACGACGTACTTCCGTTTGGTTTTACTAGTGATGAAGCAGACAAACCTAAAATGGAAGTAGACGATGATGGTCAAATATGGTTTGAAACAGAAAGAGGTCCGCATTCCGGTGTTTTCTAGAATTAATAATATTATAAATATAAGTATGAATGTAACCGAAAGGTTAATTAACTTATAATGTGGACATATAACTAATAACTCATTGAGAGGGTAAAGCGATGGCATTTCAAGTATCACCAGGCGTCCAAGTCAAGGAAATTGACGCGACGGGCGTAGTACCTGCAGTCTCCACCAGTATTGGCGGAACAGTAGGTTCATTTAACTGGGGTCCTGTGTCTGAAGTAGTTTCAATAAGCTCTGAAAAGCAGCTTGCTGAAGTCTTTGGAACTCCGGATTCAAGTACTTATAAATACTTTCTAACTGCTGCTGGATTTTTAAAATACGGTAACAGCTTAAAAGTAGTGAGAGCCTTAAGCGGTCACGATAACGCGACAGCTGATGGTTCCGGCCTACTCATCAAAAATGACGATCACTATGTAAATAACTATTCTACTGGGCAAGGAGCTGTCGGTCTATGGGCCGCCAAATATCCTGGCACATTAGGTAATAGTATTAAAGTAGCAATGTGTACAGAAGGTAGCTTATTTGCTGCTTGGGCGTATGCATCAAGCTTTGATAGTGCACCTGGTACTTCTAATTACGCAGCTTCGCTGAATAAAGGTAGTATTGGAGATGAACTGCATGTAGTCGTTATCGATGAAGACGGTCAAATCTCTGGAACAGCTGGAACTGTTCTAGAAACATTCGCATTTGTATCACAAGGTTCAGATGCTAAAAAAGACGATGGAACATCAAATTTCTATGTAGACGTAATCAACTCTGGTTCGTCATATATTAGATGGATGGATCATCACGGTACATTAACTGAAGCTGGTTCAGCTATTAGTACAGTATCATCAATTACTGGTTTATCCAATGCTTCAGATATTGAAGTTACTGGAAGATCACTAAGTGGTGGTTCTGACGATAATAGCCCAACACCGGCAGAAATTGCAGTAGGTTTTGACTTACTGGAAGACGCTGAAACAGTTGACGTACAGCTACTATTTGCATATCCAGATGTAAATGCAGCAAACACGATTTCAAATGACTTAATCGCTATTGCAGCCGCAAGAAAAGATTGTATGGCATTTGTATCACCACCAATAGACGACACAGTTAACGCAACTACACCTGCGGCTGACGTAAAAGCTTGGGCTGACACGCTCACTTCAAGTTCTTATGCTTCAGCAGATTCTACTGCTCTTTATGTTTATGACAAATATAACGACGTATATAGATGGATAGGTGCAGCTGGTCACATTGCTGGCCTTTGTGCAGCGACTGATCGAACTGCTGATGCATGGTTCTCACCTGCAGGAGCAACAAGAGGTCAACTATTTGGTGTAACTAAATTGGCATTTAATCCTAAGAAAGCTGAAAGAGATACTCTCTATAAAGCAAGGGTTAATCCAATTGTCTCATTCCCGGGTGAAGGAACACTTCTATTCGGTGATAAAACTTTGCTTTCTAAGCCTTCAGCATTCGATCGTATTAACGTACGAAGATTGTTTAATACTTTAGAAAAAGCAATCTCAACTGCTGCGAAAGCACAGCTTTTTGAATTCAATGATGAATTTACAAGAGCACAGTTTAAAAACTTGGTTGAGCCGTTTTTAAGAGATGTAAAAGGTCGTAGAGGAATAACTGATTTTTCAGTTGTTTGCGATACTACTAATAACACAGGTCAAGTCATTGACACTAATAGTTTTGTAGCTGATATCTTTATCAAACCTGCAAGATCTATTAACTTCATTACTTTGAACTTCATAGCAACCAGAACCGGTGTAGATTTCTCTGAAATCTCAGGTTCTTAATTAGGAGAATAACATGGCAATTTTAGGTGTAGACGATTTTAAATCTAAACTTACAGGTGGCGGTGCACGTCCTAATATGTTCAAAGCGACTGTTAACTTCCCGAGTTATGCTCAGGGAGATGTCGAACTAACTTCATTTATGTGCAAACAAATTGCAATACCATCATCAACGCTTGGTGTTGTAGAAATGGCATTTAGAGGAAGAAAGTTTAATGTTGCTGGTGATAGAACGTTCGAAAATGTCGGACTAACTATTATCAATGATGTTGACTTTGCTGTTAGAAACGCGTTCGAACGATGGATGAATGGCATTAATGGACACGTGAGTAATACTGGTATAGCCAGCGTTACTGACTATTCAGCCGACATCGTTGTTGAACAGCTTGATAAAGCTGGTGCAACCGTTAAAACTTATAATATGAGAGGGTGTTGGCCTGTCTCAGTCGGTGCAATCGACCTTAACTACGATACTTCAGACGCAATTGAAGAATTCGAAGTTGATATGTCTTGTACTTATTGGGAATCTGACACAACTAGCTAAAAATAAGTTGTATAAATAATATTAGAGGAGAGGACAAAAAGTCCTCTCCGATAATGTTACGGAGTTAATTATGGCAGAATTTTTCGGATTCGAAATAAATAGAAAGGGAGCAAAAGGCGGAGAGCCGATATCTTTTGTACCCGATACAGAACAGGACGGTGCTGGTGTTATTACTAGTGGTGGACATTTTGGCGCTTATTTGGATCAAGATGGTGATAAGGTTAAAAATGAGAATGATTTAATCATTAAATACAGAGATGTATCTACTCAACCTGAAACAGATGCTGCTATTGATGATATAGTTAATGAATCAATTATTAACGATTCAGACAATGCTCCTGTATTCATAAAATTAGACAACGTTGATGTCTCTGATAAAATAAAAGATACTATTAGAGCAGAATTTAAATCAACTTTAAAATTATTAGACTTTAATTCATACGGTACTGATATTTTTAGAAAATGGTATGTTGATGGAAGACTTCCATATCATATCATGATTGATGAAAACAATCCAAAAGCTGGAATTAAAGAACTTAGATATATCGATCCTATAAAACTTAGAAAAGTTAAAGAGATTGAGACAAAATCAGATCCAAAAACTGGAGCTGAAATGATTGTTAAACAGACTGAGTATTTCTTATTTCAAGATGACAAGATGGGTAAAGCTAACGAAGGCTTAAAGATTCATCCTGACTCAATTGTATATGCGACTTCAGGAATGTTAGATCCTTCGCGTAAACGAATTTTATCTTATTTGCATAAAGCAATTAAGCCTGTGAATCAACTTCGAATGATGGAAGATTCACTTGTAATCTATAGAATATCACGTGCACCAGAACGAAGAATATTCTATATTGATGTTGGTAACTTACCTAAAGGTAAAGCAGAAGAATACTTAACTAACATCATGAATAAGTATCGTAACAAATTAGTATACGATGCAAGTACCGGTGCAATCAAAGATGATCGTAAACACATGTCAATGTTAGAAGATTTCTTCTTACCTAGACGTGAAGGTGGTAGAGGTACAGAAATCAGTACATTACCTGGTGGAGAAAATCTTGGACAAATAGATGATATTCTATATTTCCAAAAGAAACTATATAGAAGCTTGAATGTTCCTTTAGCTAGACTAGAACAAGAAGCTCAATTTAGTTTAGGAAGAAGTACAGAAATCACAAGAGACGAAGTTAAATTTAAGAAATTTATTGATAGACTTCGCAAAAGGTTCTCGGATCTCTTTATGCAAGTGTTGAAAACACAGTTAATGCTAAAGGGTGTTATTACAAAAGATGATTGGAAAAAGTTCAAACAAGATATTATATTTGATTTTGTTGAAGACAACTATTTTGCTGAACTAAAAGAATCAGAAATGTATAGAGAACGATTTGAAATGTTATCAACGTTAGAAGACTATGTTGGTAAATACATTTCAGATGAATGGATTAGAAAAAAGATCTTAAGACAGTCTGACGAAGAAATAAAAGAGCAAGATCGGCTAATTAATGCTGAAAAAGCTGCTGGGGACGTCGACGATATAGACCTTGACATCTAAATTATTATAAATATATTAAAGGAAACAAGTAATGAGTAACGTTGAAGAGCTAATTAGTAACGTGAAAGATGATAATCTTGTAGATGCTGGAAAGACTTTCGATAGCCTGATGTCACAGAAAATTAATTCTGCGATGGACGCTAAGAAAGTTGAACTGGGCTCTACGGTCATCGATCGTGTTAAAGAAAAACAAGCGGAATAAATATGAAGCTAATAACAGAATTCACGCAGAGTAACATCGAGTGTTATACTGAAGCTACCAAAAGTGGTGGCAAAAATCACATCATTGAAGGTGTGTTTATGCAAGCCGATAAGAAAAATCGTAACGGTCGCATATATGAAAGAAAGATTTTAGAAGCAGCGGTAAATAAATACGTTGCTGAGCAAGTTAAAAGTGGAAGAGCTGTAGGTGAGTTAAATCACCCAGAAGGACCAACAATTAACTTGGATAAAGTTTCACATAAGATTACGGAACTCAGATTTGAGGGAAATAATGTTATAGGAAAAGCATCAATTCTTAAAACCCCTATGGGACAAATCGTTGAAGGTTTGTTAGATGGAGGAGTTAAGCTTGGTGTATCAAGTCGTGGTATGGGTAGTCTTGTACAAAAAAATGGTACTAGTTATGTTGGGTCTGACTTTATGTTAGCCACAGTAGATATAGTCCAAGACCCTTCCGCTCCAGAGGCATTTGTCAATGGAATTATGGAAGGTGTTGATTGGGTATGGAATAACGGTATATTGACAGCACAAGAAATTGAAAAGATTGAGACTGAAATTAAGCGTACTCCGCAGAAGCATTTAGCTGAAGCAGAGATTAGAGCGTTTAAAAATTTCCTCTCTAAACTTTAACTCTATAATAGGAGAGAAATAATGTCAGAATTAGACACAAACGCAGTTGAAGAAACTGTAGTCGATTTAGGCGAATCTCAAGATGCAGAGCAAGTTGAAGTAGAAGCTTCAGATGAGCTCGTTGAAAACGAAGTTGGAAACGAGGGAATTTCTGAAGACGCTGATACTGAAGTAACAGAAGCTAAGAAAGAAGATGAGAAAGAAGAAGTGGAAGAAACCGCTCCTGCTTTCAAAACTCCGAATACTAAAGCTGGTGTTATTAACGCTGCAGTCGAGATGCTTAAAAAGGCAAAAAAAAACATGAAGCGCAAGCTATGTTTGCAAAGATGAATAAGATGGATGAGTCAGAAGATGATGGTTCTGTAGATAAAGCAATTAAGAAAGTCGGTAAAGCGGCTGAACCAAAAGCTGGATCTAGTAATGCATCTGCGAAAGCAGAAGCAGTAGAATTTGATTATTCTGAAGATTTAGATGCATTAGTATCTGATGAAGCTACTTTATCTGAAGGATTCAGAGCAAAAGCTGAAGCAATCTTCGAAGCAACACTTAAGTCAAAACTAAGTGCAGAAATCGATAGATTAGAAGGCGAATACGCGCAAAACCTTGAAGAAGAGGTTGGTGAGCTTAAGACAACTATGGTTGAAAAAGTAGATAACTACTTGAACTATGTTGTTGAGAGTTGGATGAAAGAAAATGAAGTTGCAGTTCAAACAGGTCTTAGGACTGAAATTGCAGAATCATTTATGGATTCGTTACAAACTGTCTTTAAGGAACACTATATTGAAGTACCAGAAGGTAAAGCAGATATGATCGACGATTTCGCTGATCAAGTTGCCGAACTAGAAGAATCACTCAATAAAACCACAGAAGAAAACATCAAGTTACACGAAACTGCTCAATCATTTGAGAAAGCCGCGATAATAAGAGAAGCTTCTTCAGGGCTTGCTGACACTGACGCAGAAAAACTAGCATCATTGGTCGAAGACATTGATTTTGAAGACAAAGATACTTTCGAAATGAAAGTAAAAACTGTCAAAGAATCATACTTCAAAGATGATTCAGTAGAAAGCGTAAGTGAAGTTGACGCTGTTATTGGTAATGACACGGTTCCGGCCGACATAACTGATACAATGAGCAGATACACTCAAGCTATATCGAACTTTAATAAATAATTTATCTAATTAGGGGAAACAAAAAATGTTTAACGCAGATAATAACTTAGTCGAGAAATGGGCTCCAGTACTGGAACATTCAGACGCTCCGGCGATTGATAGCAAGTACAAACAGGCCGTTACAGCTCGACTCTTGGAAAACCAAGAAATTGCTTTACAAGAAGAAAGAAACCAATCTCAAGGATTCGTAACAGAAGCAGCAGCTAACGCTACTGGCTCTAACGTTGCTAACTTTGATCCGGTTTTGATCTCTCTAGTAAGGCGCGCAATGCCTAACCTTATCGCTTATGATATCGCAGGTGTTCAACCAATGACAGGACCAACTGGTCTTATCTTTGCAATGAAGTCTAAGTACAGCACTCAAGGTGGTACTGAAGCTTTATTCGATGAAGCAGATACTGATTTTTCAGGAGCTGGAACTCATCAAGTAGAACCTACTGGATTAGGTGGAGCAACTGATGCTGACTCTGACGGAACTATCGCAGACACAGCAGCAGCTGACATCACTAACACATTCGGTACAGGTTTACCAACAGCAACTGCTGAAGCTAGAGGAACCTCTGGTGGAGTAGGTGCAGCTTTCGGTGAAATGGCTTTCTCAATCGAGAAATCTACTGTAACTGCTAAGTCAAGAGCTCTTAAAGCTGAATACACTATGGAACTTGCTCAAGATCTTAAAGCAATCCACGGTCTTGACGCTGAAGGCGAATTAGCTAACATTCTTTCTGCTGAGATCCTTGCGGAAATCAACAGAGAAATGGTAAGAACTATTCTTACTAAAGCTAAAATCGGTGCTCTTCAAACATCAACTGCAGTATCTGGTATCTTCGATGTCAATACTGATTCAGATGGTCGTTGGATGGCAGAAAGATTTAAAGGTCTTGTAATGCAACTCGAAAGAGAAGCTAACGTGATCTCTAAAGAAACAAGAAGAGGAAAAGGTAATTTCGTATTATGTTCTTCTGATGTTGCTTCTGCACTAGCTGCTACTGGAGTACTGGATTATTCTCCAGCTCTAGTAAATAACCTAAATGTTGATGATACTGGTAATACTTTTGCCGGTGTTCTTAATGGTCGTATGAAAGTTTATATCGATCCTTATGCAACTATAGACTTTGCTTGTGTCGGTTATAGAGGATCTAATCCTTATGACGCAGGTATGTTCTATTGCCCTTACGTTCCTTTAACTATGGTTAAAGCGATTGGTGAGAGCGACTTCCAACCAAGAATCGGTTTCAAAACTAGATATGGTATGGTTACTAACCCATTTGTTGGATCCGACGGAACAGGTACTGATAGAGCTAACCCTTATTTCAGAATCTTCAGAGTCGACGACATTATGGTGTAAACCTAAAAGTCTTAACACTTTTAAAGCGGGAC